CCATCAACGCTGCTGTATCTACAGGTGGATTTGGTTTGATTGGTTCGTCAGCCATAAATAAAAAATTTACAATTATTTACAATATTAGCTCCACTTTGTCTTGTCTGCCCAAAAAGCTGCTGACATTTTGCCTTTTGCAATATTTTTAGCGTGTCTAGCCTTAAAACTCTTGCGTTTTGCCTTATCTGCCATACTTTCACCCTTTCTTGGTGGCTTTGTATCTGCCCCTTGTGCTCCAAATCTTATTAATTTTACTTTGTCACCTTCTTTTGCAAGAACAACATGAGACTTTGTTGGGTGTGATGGGGTTCTTTTTGGTTTATTAAAACCAGCTAATCCAAACCTTTTCAGTCTTGGGTCACTCATTTGCCCTTCCTCTTCATTGCCATATTGTGTGCTTCAGTAAATGAAACCCCTTCTCTCATCTTGCGTTTCATATATTCCATGTGAGCCTTTGTGTGACCATGAGCCTTTTGGTGCTTTGCAAGTGTGTTTTTTTGTCTGGTAGTAAGTCTCATTATCTTTTCTTTTGATATTTTGAATAAATTTTAGCGTCTGCTGTTCTTGCCCCACCTTTGCCTGACATATAACTATTTACTCTGCCCATAGCCCACGCTGCCATTGGAACATTTCTTGATCCAGCAGAAAGATAAGCACCTTGACCCTTTCGGTAAACTTCTGCAAGTTCACCATAAAAAAAGCGTGTGCCTTCAGCCTTTTTTTTGAGGCTAGCTTTTACGCTTTCGCTTAGTGGTTTTCTTCTTCTTGCCTGAGACATTTTGTTCTGTTCGTGATTTAGATACAGCCTTTATATCAATAAATTCTCCTTTTCGATAGGCTTCAGCAGTTCTTTTAATTTCAGCAGCTTTCGCTAACTTGTTCACGGCACCAGACAGATATTTTTTTGGAACACCTGTCTTTTTGTCCTTTGGAACTCGCCTAAATTTTCTAGTCACTTTTTAGTTTTCTTTTTAGCAGTGGGCTTAGTTTCTTTAGGCTTTTTTGTTTCCTCGCCCTGTACCTTAAAAATATATCCCATTACTTTTTGCCTCCTTTCTTTTTCTTCTTTGTTCCTTTGGGTTTCATTGATCCGTAGTGTGAAGGCATGACAATAAAAGTAGCTGTCTTTATATTACTTCTTTTTGCCGTTCTTAGCTGTTTTTTAAAATAAAGCTTTTTTACCAACAGCAGTATTATCGTTACAACTTGTATTTACCAATAGCTGTGTTTTAGTCAGTAGTTGTATAACCAATAGCAGTATTATGCTCACCACTTGTAGCAGTTAAAAGCCTTGCAATAACTACGTTTTGTGTTAAATAACCGATTGCTGTATTTTACTTCCATGCAATTTACCCAACTGCTGTATTATGTGTGCCGCTTGTATTTATTACTGTTGTGTTTTTACCAAAAGGCAAAAAACCTACTGCTGTGTTTTTGTATAGAAGATATTTACCCTACTGCTGTGTTTTTAGTGCCGCTTGTATTTTAGATGTAAGTAATTCAACCAATAACTGTATTTTTATAAATCATTGATATGACTAATATTTATAGCTGTATTCTATGTAAAGTAATTTAACCAATAGCAGTATTATTTAAGCCAGTTGTATTTTTATCAAGTAAATTAACCAATTGCAGTGTTTTAATTGCTGGTTGTATTTACTACCATTGTATTTTTACCAAGTATTTAGAACCCTATTGCAGTGTTTTTCTTTCCAATAGTTTTTAACAACAGCAGTATTATGGTTGCCAGTTGTATTTCCAATTCAAGTATTATAACCAGTAGTTGTATAAAGTAAAACCATTGATATAACTAGCTTTTAGTCAACAAATCCTACTGCTGTATTATTGATACCTTTGATATTTACCTACTGCTGTGTTCTTGTTACCAGATGTAAAACCTATTGCTGTGTTTTAGTAACCATTAGTAATTCCTATTGCTGTGTTTTAGTCACCACTTGTATTTCCTATTGCAGTATTATAGTCACCACTTGTAAGACTAAGAACCATTGCAACAACTAGCTTTGTATAAATTAAACCAACAGCAGTATTATGTGTACCTGATGTAAAACCTATAGCTATATTATGTGTTCTCGTTGTATATCCTATTGCAGTGTTTTATGTACCAATCGTATTTCCTACGGCTGTATTTTAGATTCAAGCAACAAAACCTATTGCAGTATTATATGAACCAATGGTAATTACTTTTTTTTGCGTTTTTTAGCAGTTGATAAAGCTATTGCTTGAGCTTGTTTTAATGTCTTGCCCTCTTTCATCAGCAAGCGTATGTTGCCAGAAATAGTCTTTTGTGATTTGCCTTTCTTGAGTGGCATGATTTTTTATGTATATAACTGTTGTAACCTTTTCAATGAAACTTCGCTACCATCATTGCGAATCATCTTTTTTAAGGCTGCTTGTCCTGATCCTTCTTTTTTTGCTAGTCTTTTAAATATTTTTACTTTGCCTTCACTTCCTAAAGTTTTAACCTGTAGCTTTTTATCTTGATATAGTAGCCAGTTTCCATACGTTGTTCCCTGTGGAACTCTCCCTGTAATACTTGGCCTTGTATCAAGCTTAGTTGCTGGTGGTTTTTCAAGACTAGGATATTTCTTTTGCAAACCATCAAAGTCAACAACAGGGACAGTAGTTGATCGACAATTAAAGTGTTGAGGTGGTGTAGGGCCTTTGTTGTAATCAAATATCTGGCCATCTAACCTCTGACATATTGGACTTGTCCTTGAGTCTAGCGTTGCAACATACTCATATTTAGGTGCAACTTTTTTATTTGCTGCATATACAGCCTGTGATGCCTGATTTGTAACCTGATTGACAGACGTTCTGACAATAGTTGAAATTTGATTATTAGCTACTTTGGTGAGTTCTCCACCAGCAAGAGCTAACTGTTTGACAGATAGAGGGCCAAAGTCTGCAAATTCAAGCCTACCAACAAGTCTCCTAGTAATCTGGTCTAGTGACTCACCAGCAAACACTCCTGATCTGACAGCTAAATCTAATCTTTCTGCTGAAGACTCTGCTAAACCCCTAAATGCTTTGCTTACTGTTGTGCCATTTGGTAGCCTGATTGCAGCCCCTTGTGTAGCAGTAAGACTAAATTTTCCAGAACCAAAGTTAACAAAGTTATCTTCTGTAAATGCTTTACTTGTAAAAATATTTACTTTTGATGGGTCAGTCATTATCACCGACTCTGCATACTTTGGACTAATGGAAACGCTGTTTATAGGCACATCACCAGATGCTGTAACTTTTTTTAGTTCGTTTTCAATAAAATCTTTTTGTAATATCGTTACCCCTTGAAGTTCTTTTTTAAAATCAATCGCAGATTTAGTTGACCATGTTGCAAGACTATCTTTTGATTGTTTGATTATTGCTCTAAGCCTTTTTCTTGTCTGAGGTGCTATTACTACACCAGCATCTGCCGCTTGCTGTCTAAGATCAATCTGTTTAAGTTGTTTTGCTGCATTTACAATTATTTCGTTGTAAGTGACAGCATATTTCTTTGCAACAGAATTACTATATCTATTGAGATCAATAGTTTCCCTAAAAAATACCTCTGGAGTATCCATTTATCATTCTTCCTCTTGCTCCTCTGGTTCTGGGTCAGGTTCTTCTGGTGGCTCAACTTCTATAAGACCTCCCTGCTGTGTGCTTTCTATTTCTTCTTCAATATCAAAATCATCTGGCAAAACTTCTCCTGTTGATAATTGCTTGAGTAGTGTTTCCTGACTGATAGTTCCAGCAGTAAACAATGTAAGCAAAGATGTTATCTCCTGTGGTTCTAGTCTTGCACTTACAAAGTCTCTGTTTACAAAACTACTGCCAGCATTAGGTTCATTGAGATATTCGCTGTGAAACTTAAGGCAGTTATCAATCAAGTCTTGCATCTGCTGTGCAATGACCATCATTGTGCTGTCATTCTGCGACCTGTCTATCCTCTTGGCCTCTGCTGATTCTCCTACCAACTTTTGTCCAAGGACTGCGGCTAGTGACAATGTATTGATCTGCTCTGCAATATCTTTCAATCTTGTGAACTGGCTGTCATAGCTATCACCAGATG